AAGCACTGGCTCTAGCACAACAACAAGCAGCGGCAGCAGCTAAAGTTCTTGCTGATAGGCAACTAGATTTGCGTAGGCGTTTTCAAGAAGGTTATGCCTTGTTTGAGCGTCAGCGTCAAGCCATGCGTGATCTTCGTGAAGCATATCGTGCCAACATTATCACACTACAGCAGTACCAAGCCCAACTCGCTCAAATTCGTGCAGGTAACTTGGGTGGGCACATAAATCAACAAGCATCGGCTATGGGGCGTTTTGGCCTGATAACTCAGCAAGCAGGGTATCAGTTCGGTGACTTCTTTGTACAGCTACAATCCGGCACAAACTTCCTTGTAGCTTTTGGTCAGCAAGCAACTCAGCTTATTGGTACTTTCGCGGGACTTTCTACATCTGTTAAAGCCATTGCGATTTTCTCTGGTCTTGGGGTTTTGGTGTCCCTTGGCACTGCTATCGGCGCAGCTTTTATGAGGGCAAGTGGTGCTAGTAAGACTCTAAAGGACAAACTTAACGAACTGAAGGAAGCATCTAGTAGTCTTAAGGCCAACTTTAGCTTGTTAAGGCAAGAGGGTCTTGAAACCACCTTTGGAAATATGACTTCTTCTGTTAAAAGTCTAACTCAAGCAATGCTTAATCTTGATGCTGCTGCTGAAATGAGAAGGTTAAAGACTACACTAGAAGGTTTGAAAACTCAAGCTGAACCGGGTTTCTTTACTAAAACCTTTGCTATGTATGCAGCCTCTGCTATCCCAGATTCTACGTCGCGTGATGCAGCTATGGCACAAGTGGACGAGGAGGCTTTTAGTAAACTCGGTCTTTCTATGGCAAGATCGCAGTTCTTTGCCTACCAAGATGAACTTATGACCCTTGCTAAAGCTGGTGATAGGGAAGGTGTCGCTAACATCATTACAAAAATGGTGGAGGATGCAACCGATTTTGGTGCCACTGCCGATACTGTCACTGAAAAAGGTTATCTGGTACTACAGCAAATGGCAGAGGCTGCGAAAGCAGTTGCTGAAAGCGAAGCTCTTCTTAACGGCTCCTCTGAATCTGCTGGAAGGCAAGTGGAATCTGAAAAGAAAAAGTTGGAATACGCCCAACAATACTATCAGGCTCTGCTAGATCAAAAGGCATTAAATGATGAGCGAGAGTCTGCTGTCAATGCTCTAATTAGTTCTAGGGATGAAGAACTGCGGAAGCTGTCTCAAGAAAGTGAGTTGCTTCAAAAGATCAATGCTTTCGGTAAAGATTCCGCAGAAGTAAAAGCCTATGAAGCAGACATTGCTAGACAAGCCTACGCACAAGAACTACTAAGACAAGGCATACTCGGTAATAACTTCAAGTTGGTTATGGAAGAGTATGATGCTCTGGTTCTTGTCCAAGACCAGTTCAAAGAAAATGAGAAGATAACAAAACTCCTTGAACAAGGGTTGTCATTGTCTACTATTGAAGCAATGAAATTAGCTGGGGTTGACTTTACAAAACTCTCACAGGCCGCTATTGATGCTGCAGTTATGGCGCAAGAACTTGGTATTTCTGTTGGCCTTGTAGCTGAACTTGGTAAGATTTCTGCTATGTCAGAATCTGAGAGTAAGATTTACAGTGGTGTTAAGTCTGGACTCTTGCCAGAAGCTGCTCTTAACAGCATTGGTCTTGGTCCTAATGGTTTCACAAGAGATGGTTCTTTCCCTATCAATATGCCGGGGATGATGCCAGATAATCCGACGACAGCCTCTACTGGGAATGAAGGTGGCACGGGTCCTGCGGAAGCCACTCAGACTGCTATTGAGAAGCTACAAGAACAACTCGCTGTAGAGCGGGAACTGATTGGTACTTCCGAAGCCTATCAGAAAGTCCGTCAGGCTCTCGGTGAAGAGTTTAGCACGACAAGCCCACAAGTTATTGCAGGGTTGGTACAAGAGGCTGCTGAGACTCAACGTTTGATTGACCTTGATAATCAGCGCATCAGTCTTCTGGGTACTGTAAAGTCTGCTATGGAAGATACCCTGATGTCGATAGTAGATGGTACTAAGTCTGCTAAAGATGCCTTCAAGACTATGGCTGCTGAAATCATCAAAGAACTATATCGTGTATATGTTGTCCAACAACTTGTAAATAGTGTGTCCGGGTTCTTTGCACCCTCAAGTGGGGTTCCGGGTCGTGCTGCTGGTGGTTCCATGATGGCTAATACGGCTTACATGGTTGGTGAGAAAGGGCCTGAACTTGTGATCCCTCGTCACTCTGGTACTGTAGTCAATGCTGTTCAAACTGCTAAAGCTATCAACAGTCTTGTTGGAGAAAAGAAGCCTGAACCTGTAGTACCTAAAGAATTTGCTACTGTAATTAAGGCTACTGAAGAAGCTAAAGCTGTTGACAAACTTGTTGGTAAGCCTCCTAAAGATAACCTAAGTGTTCTCTTTGGTGGTGCTAGAGCCACGGGTGGGCCTATCGAATCAAACAAGGCTTACCTTGTGGGCGAGAAGGGTCCAGAACTGGTTATCCCCCGTCAGTCTGGTACTGTGGTCAATGCTGCTCAAACGGCTCAGGCTATGGGTAAGGGTTCTGGTTCTATTACTATCCAGAATAACATCACTGTCACTGGTAGTGATGCAGCTATGGTTCGTACTGAAGTAGCAAAGATGATACCACAAATCACTAATGCCACTAAGGCTGCTGTGCTTGATGCTAAACAACGTGGTGGACAATTCGCCGCTGCTTTCCGATAAGAGGTTAATATGGATTTAAGCTATCCCCTGAATACCCCGACTAACATTGGGATTGCCAACATCACCCTCTCTGCTGAGAATGCTGTAGCTATCAGTCAATCTCCCTTTACCTATCAACAACAGGTTGTAGCTCACCCCGGACAACGGTGGGCTGCTTCCATCTCTCTTCCTCCTATGAAGCGTCCAGATGCAGAATACTGGGTTGCTTTCCTGCTTAGTCTCAAGGGGCAGATTGGAACCTTCCTTCTGGGTGATCCTAACTGTGTAACTGCACAAGGTTCTGCTACTGCTCGTAGGAATATCCTTGCCTATAGTGAGCAACTAGACAATGCCTATTGGACTGTCAATGGTGGTGCTGTAACTGCAAATGCTGAGACTGCGCCCAATACCACTGTGACTGCTGATAACCTTATTGAGGACACTGTCAATACGAGTCACTATCTCGGTAGGAATATCGCTTGGGTGTCAGGCACTACCTACACCTTGTCTGTCTATGTTAAAAGACCTGCTGGTTCTGTCAGGAACTTTCGTTTATCTTTACCTGCTGCACAGTTTGGTGGAACATCTGCTGCCTTCTTTGACACTTCTACTGGTGCAGTCATCTCTAATGATGGTGGGGTAACGACTACAATTGAAACTCTAGCTAACGGCTGGTTCCGTTTTTCTATCAGTAAAGCAGCCGCAGCTAGTGCAACTGATGACTTACGTTTTTCCCTTGTTCTGGGAACCAGCAACTTTAGCTACACAGGGGATGGTACTTCTAGTTTGTCCTTCTGGGGTGCCCAACTTGAGATTGGTTCAAGTCCTACAGCCTATCAAGGTGTAGTTGCAACCTATGGTCCTTTGGTTAATGGTGGTAGCCAAGTAGGGGATACTCTCGTCATTGATGGTTGTAGCCCTAATGTGACTGGCTTCTTGCTTCCGGGTGACTACATCCAACTAGGTTCTTCTACAACTACCCAATTCTACAAGGTACTCACCCAAGTAAATACTGATGCCTCTGGTGGTGCTACTCTCGACCTATGGCCTAATCTTCGTAGTTCCCCTGCTGACAATGCAGCCATTACTGTAGCCAATACAAAAGGCAGGTTCCGTCTGAAGGACAATGTAACCCAATGGGGTATCAACGAGATCAGTTCTTATGGTATTACTTTTGACTGTGTGGAGGCAATATGAGTAGGGACATTACTACTGAAGTCCTAGACGCACTAGATGATGATGTAGTCTATCCCTTCTTCGCTGTAGACTTGGCTTTCTCTAGTGGACCTCTGTATCTGTGGTCTGGCTATGGGGATCTATGTATTGGCGGAACAGGAGATACATGCACTGGGGGTAAACTCTATCTAGGTGCAGGTACACTGTTGGCCCTCTCTAGTGTAGAGGAGACTACAGAGATGGAAGCTAAAGGGGCTTCTCTTACTTTGAGTGGCATACCCTCCAGTTTCCTATCATTGGCCCTTGCAGAGCCTTATCAGGGGCGTGAGTGTCGTATCTACTTCGGTATGACCAGTGCCCCATCTGCTTATGTGGAAATCTTCTCTGGTGAGTTGGATCAGATGAACATCTCAGAGGAGGGTAGTACGTCTAGTGTCTCTGTGACTGCTGAGAATGTCTTGATCAAACTTGAGCGTCCTGTAGTAAGGCGTTTCACTAATGAGGATCAGAAGTCAAGGTATCCTGCTGATAAAGGTTTGCAGTTCATTGCAGGACTACAGGATAAAGAAATCTACTGGGGTAGAACCTCTAAATAGTAACCACAGTATAGATAGAAAGGCACCCGACATGCCAATCACTTACAGACAAGAATCTTTAGTCTCCTACAAGGATGATGCCACTCTCCTACTAGAACTGCATTGGGAAGAGATTGCCCTAAATAAACATGCTATCAAGTTGAACCCTGATTGGGATACTTACTTCGAACTAGAAGATAAAGGCAACTTGAAAATCTTTACTGCTAGGGAAGAAGGTAAACTTGTAGGCTACTTCGTAGTCATCTGTAGGCATCACCTACACTACAAGGACCACCTATTTGCTTTCAATGATGTTCTGTACCTACAGAAGGAATACCGTAAGGGTTTCATAGGTGCAAAACTTATGAAGTTTGCAGAGAAGTGTCTTAAGGATGATGGCATCTCTGTCCTTGTAGTCAACACAAAAAGACATAAGCCTTTCGATATTCTCCTGTCTTGGCTAGGCTATAAACATGTAGAGAACGTCTACACCAAACTGTTGAGGGATTGATATGGCTGTTTCTGCTGTAATGGGTGCTCTGTCTGCTGGGGCTACTGCACTGTCGGGTGGGGCATTCATGGGGGGTTTCCTGCTTGGTGCTGGTGCTCTGGGCACTGTCATGACGCACTTCCTTGTCTCAACAGCTATGGGTGCTGCCCTTAATGCCCTTACTCCCAAACCCACCATCAGCAATCGTGGTAGCCGTGGCTATAGTCTGAATGGTGAGAGTGGTTCTGCTGTTGATCATCAGATCATCTATGGTATGGCTAGGGTAGGTGGGGTCCGTCTCTATGATGCTTCTACTGGCTCGAACAATGAGTATCTCCATCGGATCATAGCCTTTGCTGGGCACAGGATTCAATCCTACGAACAAATCTATCTCAATGACGAGATTGTTACTCTGGATGGGTCTGGGAACGTAACCTCTCCTGCTCGTTATAATGGCTATGTTCGTATCAAGTCCTACTCTGGTACGACCACACAAACTGCTGACACTGACCTTATCTCAGATACACTCTCTCTTCCTGAGAACGAAGGACGTTGGACTTCAGCACACAGATTGCGTAATATTGCCTATCTCTATGTTCGGTTCAGGTACAACCAAGATGCTTTCCCTAATGGCATTCCTGTAGTCTCCGCTACTATCAAAGGCAAGAGGGTCTATAACCCAGATACTACAGTTACTGAGTGGACTGATAACCCAGCCCTATGTTTGAGAGACTATGTTTCTTCTGCCATAGGTCTTGAACAACCCGATAGTCGTATTGATGACGCTTCAGTCATTACTGCTGCTGCTATCTGTGATGACCCTGTAGGTGCTGATAAGCGTTATACCTGCAATGGTTCCTTCGTTACTTCACTCTCCCCTAGCCAAATCATCTCTGACATCCTGACTTCGATGGGTGGCCTATTCTGGTACTCTCAGGGTAAGTGGAGAATGAAGGCTGCTAAATATATCACACCTACAGTAACCCTTGATGAGGGGGACTTACGTTCTGGTATCAGTCTCTCTACCCGTCATTCCCGTAGGAACAACTTCAACAAGGTTAAGGGAACATTCAGAGGCACTGAGACTGATTGGCAAACTGCTGACTATCCTACAGTCACAGACAGTGCTTTCCTTACAGCAGATAACAATATCGAAAACGTAGTGGATGTGCCATTGCCATTCACTTCTGACTCTGTGACTGCACAACGGTTGGCTAACATCTTCCTTCGTAGGAATAGAGAACAACTTACCTTCTCTGCTTCATTTGGTCTTAAGGCTTTCCAAGTACAAGTAGGTGACTTTGTATATATCAACAACACTCGTTTCGGTTGGTCCAACAAAGCCTTTGAGGTTACGAACTGGACTTTTGGTCTGGTAGATGGACTTGATCTTCAGGTACAAATGACCCTTCGTGAGATTAGCGAAGCAGTATTTACTCTCTTTGATGCTTCTATCTTTGAGAACAACAATACCAACCTGCCTAGTGCCTTCTATGTAGAACCTGTTGGTCTTGTTGTCACTGGGGAGGTTAGGATCATCAATGAGAACCTGACTGATGTTATTGTCGCTAATATCACGGCTACACAGGCAAATAATATTGAGAGGGTCGAGGTTCAGTTCAAGAAGAGTAGTGCTACCAAGTGGACAGTAATTGGTGTTGGTGATCTTGGGGACTATGAGGCTGTTGCCGTAGACCCAAACACTACCTATGATATCAGAGCTAGGTCCTACAGTTTCCTTGGCGTCAAGAGTGAATGGACTTATGTGAATGGCTACAAGCCTGTTGGTCTAGCTGCTCCTCCTTCGGATGTGACTAACTTCCGTGCCAATCTTAATGGCGGTGTGATTAGTTTTGAGTGGAATGCTGTCCCTGACTTGGACTTGTCCTACTACCTCATCCGTCATGCCCTAGAAGAAACTGGTGCTACCTTTGCTAATGCGACTACAGCAATCCAGAAGGTATCACGTCCTGCTACCTCTGTAGCCATCCCCACAAGGCCGGGAACCTATGCTATCCGTGCCTATGACAAGCTGGGCAACCCTTCTATTAATAGTGCCTCTGTAGTGGTCCCTGTGGCTGCTCTGGAGACTTTCACAAACAACCTGACTGATGTTGAAAGCCCGACATTTGCAGGCTCTAAAACAGGTTGCTCGGTTACCAGCAGTCAACTTCGGATCACAGACACATCTGTAGCACCCTCTACCGCAACCTACACCTTCACCGGAAGCATTGATACTGGGGCAGTCCGTAGGGTTCGTGCTCGTGTAGACATAAACGTAAATCGTTACGATAGCAGTGCTGGGCTATTTGATAACATTTCTGGATTGTTCGATAGCATTCCCGGACTGTTTGACGACTTCACTGGTGGGACACAGTTTGCTGATACGGATGTTCTAACCTACATCTCTATCACAGAGCAAGACCCTGCTGGAAGTCCTACTTGGTCTTCTTACCAACTGTTCAAGGCTGGGGATTTCTACGGAAGGGCCTTCAGGTTCCAAGTAGTCCTCAACTCTCAAAGTGTTGGTGTGTCCCCAAGTATCTCTGGCTTGACTGCAAGAGTATCCTATAACTAATCTTCTCCCGACAAACTAAAAGGAGCCTAGTAATGGCTACACATGACTACAATATTGCAAACCAGTCTGCTTCTGCTTTCAGGACAGACCTAAATAACGCTTTGCAAGCAATCCTAACACAGAACTCTAATGCCACTGCCCCCGCTACAACTGCTGCCAACATGATTTGGTATGATACAGCTAATGATCAAATCAAGAAGCGTAATGAAGCTAACAGTGCTTGGATTACTCTTGGTACTATTGATGAGGGTGCTGGTACGTTTACTCCTACTGGACAACGTGCTCTATCGTCTCAGGCTCAAGCAGAGGCTGGCACTGATAACACTACAGTGATGACGCCTCTTAGGGCTGCGCAGGCCATTGCTGCTTTGACCCCTGCTAATACTGTCTTGCTAGGTACCCTTACAACTACTAGCGGCTCTACTCAAACACTTTCTGGACTGGTATTGACTGACTACAAATTCCTCTTCATGACCTTCAACGGGGTTTCAATGTCAACCTCTACATACTTTAGGGTCGGTGGTGTAAGTGGACCGTTTTCCGTTAATATTGCGACTAGCTCATCCATTAGTGGACATTGCAACATTGATTTGCAGAACGGCGTAGGATCGTTATCGACAGATGATAATAGTGGTACTATTGGAAAGTTTAACGCAGGCCCGACTGGGTTTACCAATACTAGCACGTCGGTATCAATCACTACCAACACTGGAACATTTGATGCTGGCAGTGTTCGTATCTATGGAGTGAAGTAATGGCTCAAGAAATTATCACGAATGCAGTAACTGGTGTAGTCATTGTACGAGAAATGACCCCACAAGAAGTTGCAGCACTTCAACCACAGATCACTCGTGTAGGACAAGAAGCTAAACGCCAAGCGGCCTTTGTTTCTGAGGCTGATCCTTTGTTCTTCCAATGGCAGGCTGGGGAATCTACAGAAGAAGAATGGCTTGCTAAACGTCAGGAAGTCCGTGATCGCTATCCCTACCCTACTGAATAAGACGCAAGCTATCGGGTTTACACCCTCATAAGGAGAACTAGCAATGTCTTTGAAGAATAAAGTCTCTGGGGCTGTTGCAGCCGCTGTAATCCTTGTAGCTACCCCATTCATTGCCAAGTGGGAAGGGCTAGAGACTACCGCCTATAGGGATATTGTAGGTGTTCCAACTGTCTGCTATGGGGAGACTCGTGGTGTGAGGATGGGGGATAGCTACACCAAAGCAGATTGTATGAAGATGCTCCAAGTAGCTGTAGGAGAGTACTATAGCAAACTAGAGCCTTGTATGACTAACAAGAACATGCCTGTAGGTGTTCAAGCATCCCTATTGGAACTGTCCTATAATGTAGGTACAAGTTCTGTCTGCAAGTCAACCATGATGAAACTCGCTAATGCTGGTCGCTACAAAGAGGCTTGCAATGAACTTGGTAAGTGGGTCAAGGCTGATGGTGACGTCATAAAGGGGCTACAGAACCGTAGGGCCGATAGCAAGGCTGCACTCTGTCAGAAGGGGCTGTGACGTGCGTGTCCTACTCTTGGTGGTCATACTAGCCCTATCTGCTTGTGGGGGTCCCTTGGGCTTCCTAACGGGTGGTGGCCCCAATCTGGCAGCCAATGTACAAGCAGGCAAAGAGAACACCCAACAAGTTGTAGGCAATCAGAACACAACAGAAGCAGGAAGGGATGTAGTTCAGCAAGACACCCCTGTTATCGCGGATACCATTGAAGAAGTTACGATCCAACAAACACCCCTATGGATGATGTTGCTTCTGATTCTTGGATGGTTGCTACCGTCCCCTAATGAAATTTCAAGATCAATAAGAGGACTATTTAAGAGATGGATTACTTAGAATACATTATTGGAAGTGCAATCGCTGCTATCTTCTCGGCAGGAACTTGGTTGGTTCGTAGGGTTCTAACTAATGAGAAACAGATTGCATTACTACAAACTGAGATTGTTTCAAGAGACGACAGACGTAGTGAAGACCGTGAGATTATGCGGGACATTCAGACTGACCTAAAGGAAGTCAAACGAGACATCCTAGACATCTACAAGAAACACCCATCAGAATAAATAGTGAATAAATAAAAAAAGCCAGTAAGCTAGGACACATGATCCTGACTTACTGGCTTTTTCATTTGTTTAATCTTCTAGTTCTGCCAGAAGATAATCAAGGTAACGGCGGGCTTTCTTTAGGTCCTCTAGGGGTTTCTGCTTGAGCCTCCAGCGGTGTAGATATTTCTTGCAGTTCCCTTCCAGAAAACCAAGGAAAGCTTCGTAGGGCATATTGTCCTTTAGGTAGTCAATACATTCTATCTCACCGTGAGTATAGTGGTTTGGATTCTCTACTGCATCACTTGCATCAGAGAAGGTAGGAGGATCATACGATGCCCTTGAGTCAATCTCTTGTCGTACTTGGTTCATATCGTGTTCCCAATCATCATACTTTTTCAGGAATTCGTTGTAGCACCACATGCCATTCTTACGATTAGCAAAAGCTACAAAGGCTTTATCTTCCGCGACAGACAGCACAGTACCTGCGCCAAGATTTTCCGTTGTAAGGGTCGAGACTACAGCATCACCAACCTTAAAGACCATTAGAGATTCTCCTTCACTAGCCTACGATAGAGGCTGTCTTTCACAAGAGGTTTTTGCCACTCAGGGCATACAAGGTTATCTAAACCGTCTACTGTTGCGCTTTTTAACTCATACATTGCAATACAAGCTTCTCTTTTTGTGCGGTAGCGTTTAGTCTTTGCGCAACCTTTTGGGGTACGAACAGAACCATACCAACTCCCAGAGTTTTTGTCTTGCTTAGCATTGCCCACAATAGAGAGCATGTTGACCACTTTGTGAACAAAAAGACACGCATCTGGACCGTACACAGACGATCCAAGAATGTCTTTGTCCAACTCTTTCCCTTGCCAGTCTTGCGTCTCCATCCAAGAGCGGAAGTTACTGAAGACTAGCCAATCCTTACAGACACTAACATCTGCATAAGCTGGCCTACCACTACCATAAACACGATATAGCATATTGGTCCATCTTTGGTAGTAAGGGCAACGCCAAATGGTTTCTCGTTTAGAACCGATAGCCCCTGTAGTTGCCACTTGATAGTCCGCATCGTTTGTACCTACACCATAGACAAGTGTGCCTTTTTTCACTAAATTAGCCTCTCTTCTGTGAACACCTTTATCCACTCTTTAACCATGCCGCTACGGACAATATCATCCATACCAAATTCAATCACCGGAACCTCCATCTTGTACTTCTTAACAAGGTGCAAGACTTTAGACAAACCAGATTGCTCCCGAACATCTTGTTGCCTTACATCCCCGTTAATCACCACTTTACAGTTTTTCCCGATACGAGTCAAGAACATAAGTATCTCTGGTATGGTTGTATTAGAGGCTTCGTCTAGGATGATGAAGGCGTTCTTGAAACTGCGGCCTCGCATAGTAGACAGGGGTGCAACTTCAATGTTTCCATTCTTGATGCCAGTCTCAACTACGCCCTTCCCTAATTGTTCGACAAGAACTTCTAAGACAGGTGCTACCCAAGGTGTCATCTTCTCTTCCAGAGTTCCGGGAAAGAAACCCAAATCTTTACCTACAGTGACATTGGGTCTTGTTATGATGATTTTATCGATCTGTCGGGCAGCATACAGGTTAGCTGCAAAAGTTGCTGCAATAAAGGTTTTCCCTGTTCCGCTATAGCCAAAAACGATAACCTGATCAGAAGTCTTTAGTGCATTGATGTACGACCTTTGATTTTCGTTCAGGGGTGTCAAAGAAACAAGTTTAATTGCAGACTCTTCTTCTGCACCCTTGTACTTCGTTACCCGCTTACCTCGTGGCTTCTCAGCAATCATTCGTCTAACTCCTCTAGGTATTTGTAGAGTTCAGCGCAGCCACCAACATACTTCTTATCATGCCAAATCTGAGGGACAGTCTTTAGTCCTGCCTTGTCTATGAGTTTGATAAGCATTGGGTGTTCTGTGTAGAGAAAGGCCGTTATGGCCTCCCCCCGATTGTTAAGTGCTTCTTTGGCCCTATCACACCAAGGGCAATCGTCACGAGTGAGGATGTAGAACATGATCCTTATGTCAGGTCTACAATTTCGCAACTTCCCCCAGAGCAAGCAAAAGTGCTTGTACCTTTAGAAGTGTCCTCAGTCTCGTAGTCACTCAGTTTGGCCCAATCAATCTTTGCAGGCATAAGTGCCAGAGCATCAAGATACTCCCGCTCACTACACTCTTGGTAGGGTGCTTGAAGGTAGGTATGATCCGAACTTGGCAGAAAGGATACACCAGATACTTCATCGAAGTACTTATAGACCCAAGCACCAACCTCAAGCCATTCATGGTCCCGGACTGTGATTGTCACGGAAGGCTTATGCTCACACCAATGGCGCTGATAAACCAACCACAACTCTAGTTGTTCAAGGGCAGTCATGTCGTTACGAGTAACTGCACCTACAGGAGACTTCATAGGAAAACTAAAGACCGTGGTACTGTCGGGCTTCATAACGTCAGGTTCACTAGGGATGCCTTGGTCCTTCATGAACTGTGTCATGGGGTCTTTGTTGTCACCCCTTACGGTGCGGATATAGTATAGGCTATGGCGAGCATGAATACCAGAAGAACTATCAACAAGCTGAGAGACTGTTCCGGATGGTTTGTTGCAAGTGATAGCAGTAGAAACAGGTATACCCAGACGAGCAGCCCAATCAGCGTTAGTGGTAATAGCAACATTCTTGAGACGCTCCAAGATTTGATGAAGATGAAGCCCACAAAGACTAACGGCACTGGCATCGTTAGTGAGCATCTTGTTATCCATCACCCCGGTCAACGACACACCAAGAAGACGTTCGGCCTCAGTGTTATCTTTCCAAATCTTACGGAGATATGGGAAGTAGGTGTAGGTAGACTGGATAGTGCCAAGGATCGTAGCCAGTTTTACTTTCCGTTCCAAGTCCTCAAGTGTATCCGTAGATCGGACCACGACTTCTGTGAGGTTACAGAACTGATAGGGACGAAGAATGATCTCACTGCAAGGATTGACCCCAAAATCATAGTCCACATCCCGGCGTCCATTTTTTGCTGCTTGTTTCTTACTGGCAACACGAGAGAAGATACCTCGTTCACCAGACTTGCTCTCTACCAAGGACAACCACTCACGCATGAAGGTTTCCATGTCAGGCTTCTCGGTATAGGCCACAGAGTTATTTGCCAAAGCACGTTGCTTATCCTTCTCCCACCAGTTGCCAGACTTGGCATGACGCATACGATCATCTGACAGGTTAGACAAGGAAATCATTGCAGATCGACGAACACCACCAACTACAACAACCTCACCAATCTTACACATCAGATCATGGCACTCAATAGAGGAGAGCCTACGTCCCTTGGCATTGACGAAAGTATTCACAGTGAAGTTAAACAACTCTACTAGGGGTGCAGGACCAGAAGCACGACCACCAAAGGTCTTAAGTTTAGCACCAGCAGGACGGACTTTAGACACATTCCATTGAGGAATCTCACCTGCATACAACAGGCTGATGAGTTGACGCAGGGCTTTAGCCCAACCTTCTTTGCTATCTTTGACTACAACGATAGTCTCGCTCTTGAACATCTGGTCGGGTACTTCTGGGAGTTTACTGATATACTGACGCTCTACAGAGAAGCCTACACCCGTACCACAGAGTAGGATGAACATAGCCTCATCAAAGGACTTAGGGTCATCTACAGGAAGGTAGGAACAGTTGTAGCCAGCAGTGTTGTCACGATCCAGAGCAGGCCCAGCCGTCATCAGTGCCCGCATTGATGGCATGACTTCGAGGTTCAGGATAGCCTGTTCAATCTCGAAAGTGGTCTGATGATCCAGACCTTCTGGGATGATGTTCGTGATGTAGCGTCCAACAGTCTCTCCCCAGTTCTCACGACGATTCTCAGAGTCAATCCAACGGGCATAACGCGAAGTTGCGATGAAGGACTGATAGTCTGTAGGCAGGTAGTTATTCATATTGCTCTTTCTTTAGGTTCTTTTAGTCTGTGATGATTGCGACACGGTGGGCTTGAACCACAATCCTATTTGTAGTCACATCAGCCTTGGCGCATAGGGGGTTCTGGGTAGACCATGCCACCAACACGACAGGTACAGTCTTGTCCTTGATGGTTTCTAGTTTGTTGATCAATTCTTGTACTGTCATTTGACCCGTGCTTTAGTAGTGAGGTGGATTACCAAGAGGAGGACAAAGGGAACAGTGAATCCAAGCCAGAGGGGGCTGAGTACCCACCACCAAGACCAAGCAATGTGGCCTGTCAGTTTCAACCCAATGAAGAGGAGGGTCAAGAAAGGGATAAAGAACTTCATTTTACAAGGTCCTCCAAGGAGACTTTAGGATAGGTTTTGTTCTTTTCGATCTTACCATCTGCCCTGCGTTTGATCGTGCCATCAGGTTGGTACATACGCCCCATGTTGTTCTCATGAACACGCTCCAGAGCCTCTCCTACATCCCATCCACGAGCATTAGCATAGCCGTAGATGACATACAAGAGGTCTGCCAGTTCTTTCAGTTCAGCAGCAGGGTTGTAGTCTTCCCCATCAATATTGAAACCGGAAGCACATTCTGTCTCACCACCCCATTCTCCAAACTCTTCATCAATAAGCCTGTCATAGAGTTTCACATCAGGGACTTGACCACTTACTTTAGCGTACTCTTTAACCATTTCTGTAGGTGTCTTACGGGGTTCCATGTCACGAGGGTCCCAGTACTTTAGTGTCTCCAAGTCAATCAGTTCCATCACTTGCTTCTTCCTTTGAACACTGTTTCTTGTTGGATTGAATGCTGCGGCCAGAAGTACCAACAGTAAGACTCCATACTCAGAGATTTAGTTTCCTTAAACCACCTCAATCTACCCACAGAAACAACTTTAGAACACCTACGCATAGCCTCACCGAAGTAAACATTATGCATCAGATCAGCAGGTAGCAGCAGCCAAGTAGGTTTCAAGGTAATGAAGTGGTTTAGCATAGGCATCAGGATAGTTCTAGTGAAGGGTGGATTGGTTACAATCAGATCAATACCACACAGTTCATCTTTTGTGAGGCAGACTGCATCCATGACTTTAGAACTAGAAACTGTCTCTCTAATGTCACTACGCCACTGGCATATAGCTACATCCATCAGCAGGTCTTCCAGATCACCATTACCGTAGCAAGGTTCTGCGTAAGTCTTACCCCTGATGAAAGGGATAAGTGGTTCTGTTGCCTTGGGGTCTATCGTGGCATAGAAGTCTTTGGCTACCTTTGGGAAGTCTGAACGTTTACCCATCTACCAAGTTCCTATGTAGGTGAAGCCCAAGCCCTTGGACAATGGGCCAGTAGACAGAATTGCCTACTTGCTTAAGTCTGTCCACCCTTCCGGCAAGGCGAACATCCATTCCGCGAAGCAAGGGTTGAGGGATACTATCGGATCGTCCGAAGGGGTTACTGTAGATGCGCTGCAAATTCGTCTTGCGACCCTCCCACCCTTGTCCAGACGTGCCAATACACTCCAACGACTTGAATCCTTCCCCTCTGAAGCTGCGACGGTAGGCAACGACCCATATGCGGTCCCGTTGGTGAGTGGCACCAAGGTGGGAAGCTGGAATACAATGCCATTCTGCATCATACCCGACCTCATGGAGGTCTTGAAGCACTTGGTCCAATCCTCTATTGCGAAGGGCTGAGACGTTTTCAATGATGACTCCTTTTGGTTGGATGTCTTTAATCAGACGCTTATAGTGCTTCCAATAGCCAGAACGTTCCCCTTCTATACCAGCACCTTTACCAGCCAAAGAGATGTCTTGACAAGGGAACCCACCAGTAATCACATCAATCTTAGAATTGACTATGATTCCCTCTTGGATATCCGTCAGTGTCTCTTGATCAAAGCAAATCAAGTTGGCAATATTAGAGAACTTAGGTACACTAGGCCAATGTTTGTTTAGCACAGACTGGCATTTCTTATCCCACTCACAGAAAGCAACTGTCTCGTATAATCCTGTTTTTTCCAGACCATACGAGAAGCCACCAATACCAGAGAACAAGTCCAAGACTTTTAGTTTACCTATGATTTGCCTCCATACTCACGCATACTCACGCTCTAACGCCTCCATACTAATCCACTGAGGATCATAAACCCCATTATCGATGTTTCTCTTCACAAAGATACCTTTGGCCCACTCACTATTTGCCTGACCAGCCCAAGACTCTTCAGCACCCTTAAAGCAACCAGCTACAAGACCGATGATAGGTCGAGGGTGGGCAGAGTCTTTGAAGTACAGACTACGCTTATGGCTATGTCCACAAGTGGAACTATGGTTCCTGTTAGAGATGATGCTATAGGCATGGTGCATCCCTGATGTAGCTGTACCATAGTTACCAGAACTAAAGTAGTGGGAATAAGAGACACCATCATAGTCAGCTACAGCAGGGGCTGAGTTATGGTACTCATGATACTCATCAAACCAATGATCAGTTTGTAGGTGGCTGAACGAGATACCATACTTGGAACCCTCTAGTCGAGGGTCTTGTGCTATGGCCTTCTTGATCCTGTTCTCGTGATTACCCTCAAACCCAATGTATGCAGGTTGCTTTCGCTTATAATAGCGGAACTTCCAGCGCATACGTTCCATTGCATCATTGTAGTGTTCAATGTCTGCTTGGTAGGACTGAGACACAATGGCTTGAGGGTAGCGTGTGTCATAGGTGTTCAGGGAACGCATATCTGCACCATCCCCCAAGTCAAACACATAGTCAGGCTTGAGATCATACAAGAACTCACCCAACCAACTAAACCTCTCATTGACTACAGAAGGGTCAGTGTGGGCACAAGAGAACACTACTGCTGTTTTACCTGTCATACGAAGATCACTTTTGGTTCTACATTCTTATAGAAGTGGTTGACAATATCATAAGCCTCATTGAAGTTAGCAAACCACAAGGCAGTGTCCGATAGGTCAGTCTCATCGTTCACAAGACACTTTACTTCCAAGAACCACTCACAACGTTCAGGGACATCCTCATCGTCTGGGATACTATCGCGGTGGATAGGGCCTTCATTGACATGGAAGATGGTGATCTTGGTCATCCCCAAGTCAAACATACGATCTTCAATCTCATCATCAATCCTCTGCTCTTGGAGTAGAAGGTAATCATCAGAAACCTTTTCGAATGCCCGATCAGACAATCTTCCAAACAAGGCTCCAAAGATAAAGAAGATGTAGTCTTTCATTCATTGATCCATTCTGTAGGGATTACTTTATCAGACCACTTGAAACCGTACTGGTCACACCAAGTAGAGTATGTAGTTTTAGAACCTTTATAGAGTTTGGCTCTAGCATTAGAGAAGACAAACCTGATGTCCAACTCTGGGTGCTGCTTCTGGATCAGAAGATGTTTCTTACGATCCTCTGTCTTGAACAGTCCCTTGGTCTCTATGATTATCCCATTGGGAAGCTGGAAGTCCACAGTGTACTTACGAGTTTCTGCTAGTTCATAGGGAACCTTTAGTTTCTCGTATTCGTAGGAAACTCCAGCTTCCTCTAGTTGCTTGGCAACCTTCTCCTCAAGGCCAGAGCGATAACCATTCTTGATGGCTCTTGCTCTTACGTTACTTACTCTGGCGGCTGCCACATCTGCCCCTCTTCCCTACGCAACCACAAGAGCCTAGCGTTCTCTAGGACACGTCCCTCGTCACCATCGTAGGCTTTAACTACAGCCTCATACAGTTCTTTCTCGTCAGTCAACCCTTCCAAAAGTTTATCTGCTTTCACAGGACCAACTCGGAGCAAACCTTTGATGTTATCTGCTGCATCACCAGTGAGGATTTGCTTATAGAAGAACTTTGTACCATCAGCAGGTTCAACAAAGGTCCACTCACCCTTTACGAAGTTGAAATGCCAGCAAGGTATCTGTAGCATATCCTTGTCGATAGATGCAACAACTGTCGTCTCAGGGTCATTCTTTGTGGCTTCGATAGCGATAGCATCATCTGCCTCTTGACCATTGATAACTACTCCCCGATAGTTGTCTACTAGATACTGCCTAGCAACAGGAAGCATATCAGGCTTAGGGGTTGACTTACGATTGCCTTTGTATTCAGCAGTCACAGCGATGTCATGACGAAAGTTATTCCTTCCCGTCAGATATGTTGTGTAGTCATCTCCATTGGAGAACACAAGAGTTTCTCCAATGATGTAGTCCATCAGGTCATCTATCTTAGCTTCTACTTCCCAAGGATAACCTAAGTCACCTACAGAGAAAGCAGCCCTGTACCCAATGATATCACCATCAATTAACAGGGTCTTTACTACGTCTGGTTTACTCATGTACACTGGCCAATCAAACTAGAGAACACCTTCGGGAAGGCAGGCTCAAGAACCTTACGAATTTCCCTTGCGAGCAACACATGCTCCCATTGTGTGACCCCCGGATCATCTCTAACATCAAGATAGTGTAGCCAAGAGCGTAGTGTTCCATTGACGTAGAGGCGGCTCATGGTCAGACCTTCTGGAAGGATCACACGAGCACACTCTTTAGCTACACCTTGACCGATCATCCAGCGGTAAGTGTCTTCTGCTCGGTCTTTTACATCTTTACTCTCTTGAGACAAGACATCTTTTAAGTCCTCAGCTAAGTCATCTACAGAGTTCTGACGGTTTTTTGTGTCTTGACCACGGAACTCTCTGTCAGTAAACTCAATCTGATCAGAATAACGTTGACTAAACTCTTGGAAGCTGAAAGAGCGGTGTCGCAACAACTGACGGGAGATGTCACGAGGAGCCTCTACTTCAACCAAAGCATTAGCCATCTCGAAGATAGACCAATGTTTATTGCGGATACAATAGTCAAACAGGCTACCGATAGGTTTATCTTGATGTTGTGGATTACTTACCCTAGCACAGTAGGCCACAAGACCCTCTGGGCTATCCTCCTCCAGTTCTTTTAGTAGCTTAGTGACACCAATCAGTTCGGCTTTAAGTTTTGTCACCGTGCAGTCACCACTTCTTCATTGTTGTCTTTAACAAACACAACTTGCTTGATGTAGGTATATCCTACGGCCCGTGTGAACTGCAAGATAAGTTCTGCAAAATCCCCAAGGTACTCTACTTCATTCTGAGCAACACACACCTCGTTGTCGATACCAACGTCAAGTTCATGTTTAGCGTACAAAGATACTTGCATTTACTTTACCCCATTTTTTTGAACAGTTTGAAGGATAGTTTCAATGATATTTTTGAAATCAGAAACTTCACCAAAAAGAGAGAACTCACCATTGTTATATTCTACGGTGATATGGTCATTATCTCCTCCTGTAATTTGCTTATTGTAGTATTTTACTACAAACTCTGTAGGGTACACTGTGGACCACTTTCCCTCAATTAACATCATTTCCATTTACTTCACCTTATTTGTTTCTGGACTTACTTTGGTTCCCCTAGAACCGTATGATTAGCTCTAGGGGTATATCAATAGTCTAGGCTTTACATATCCCAGACATCGGCAAACTCTGATTCAGCCGCTGTGGCATTCTGTTCGTACTCCACCAGTTTGGTTATTGCGATAGCCTCAAGACGAAGACCAGCACCATCAGAGTACATATCAAAGCGAACAATGGCTTCAGAACCATTACCTACAAAACCATCTTCCGACACCATCCAGTTTTTCTTATTGGCTGGATCACGAAGGTCGAGGACTTTAGGAAGGCCACCATAGTTCATCTCAGTGGTTCCACCTTTCTTGTTCTCGAAGACCTTAAGATTGTCTTTGTAGTTGCGAGACAGTTTGATGTACTCACCGATACCAAGTTCCTGATCACCTTTCTTGATACGATCATGGCCCATAGGTTTCAGATCAAGACCAGCAGCAATCAACTTCTGTTTATCTTCCTCAGAAG